TTTCTTCTCCTTTTTTGTTTCTGATCTCATCAGTTGAGGATTAACCTCAAGACCCCTCAATTGAGGGGTTTCGATCTATTCTAAATATAAAGTTGTCGGATATAACATTAAATGTTCAACTGCTTTAAGTTGGTTTCCTCTTTTTTCATATTTGATAAATGTAACTCCATAAAGTTTCTTAAAACTTTTGAAGTCTTGATACCTTTCAATCAATAAATCTTTTAAATATTTATCAAATAATTTTTTGTTTACTCTTTTAATCATTTGTTTTTTCTCCTCTCTTATAACCATCTATGATGGCAATAATAACCATCATTCCAAATTTTACGACATAAAGAATAAACAGCATGAAAACCCATATCCATATTGCCAAAAGATTGCCTTATTGAATATGAATTATTTTCATCAAGTTTATGATCCATAATTACCGAGTAATGATAAGTACAATTAAATGGGTGATTATCTTTAATGTATCTCAATTGAATATAAGTTGTTCCACTTGGAGTGGATTTAATTAATTGAGTGTAGATTGTGTCACCCTTTTTAAATGTTTTCTTCATGTGTTCAATCGCACAATCAAAGTCTAATTTCTTTTTTGCTTTGTTTGTTGCTTTGGTGATTGTCCACTCTTTAGATAAATCAAGATGGTTAATTATCCAATTTTTTGCCTCTGTAACATTTAAGAAATCTTTTTCGAAATGATCTCTTATATCTTTGTTATTTGTTATTAAGTATTCCATTTTATTTTTCTCCTTTCTTAATAACTTTGATTAATTGTTTTGTTGTTTCAAGTTGCTTATCACTCAAACAATTTAAAACAAATTTCATTACTTGGAATTGATTGTCAAAATCTTCGATATCTCGATAATTAACATCAATATTATTTATTATCTTCATTCTGTCTTTATCTATCATTTTATCTTTCTCCTTTTTTAAGTTTATATATGAGGGAGATTATAGGAGAAAAAACAGAATTCAAGAAAATATTTAATTATTTTTTAAAATTACTACATATAGTAGGTGCCAAAATCCAGGCACAAAATATTGTGTTTTCAACTTGAAATTGTAGAGCTTTAAATGTAGATGTTACTTTAAATATTAATGAAGAATGAAAGTAAATTTTATAACGAAATCAAAAAGAATATTAATCAAATTAGTTGGATTAGAATTGAAAATTCTGTCATTCTTGGGGTTGCTGATCTATTGGGTTATAATGTTAATTCTACCTTTTTCACATTAGAGTTAAAAGTTGCAAGAGGTAACAAGATTTCCTTTTCCCCTCATCAAATAGCCTTCCACATCAGACACCCAAAGAAAACTTTTATCTGTGTTAAGGGTCAAGGTTCGAGGTCGCCAAAACTTTTTGAAGGGTCAAAGGTTCGTGAACTTTTAAAAGTGGGATTTAAATCAAAAGCAATCGCCGAAGGTTTTAAAGAAATAGAAAAGGTTTTAAATTCTTTGTAATTAATTTCCGATAATTAATAGTTATCGAACATTAGTAGTGATAACCTTTTATTTATCACTACCAATAATTTAAGGTTCTTGGTTCGTGGTTCTTGGTCAAGGGATCCTAAACAAACACCAAACACCAAAAAACAAAGACCCCCATCCCCCCTTTTTTTACAAAAAAGTTACTTATACTGCGCACATGTGCT